AACTGCACGATGATCTACCATCATTGCAATTTCTTGATCGCTATAACCACTTTCTTTTGCAAAACTAGAAAGTCTTTTAGTAAATTCTGCACTCTTATCTTTGTCTGCATAGACAGGGAGTTTTTCAGCTAAGATTTTTCGTTCTTTTGCAATGTAATCGTTATACACTTTCTCTTGCTCAGATCGTTGCTCTTGTTGAATACGCATTTGTTCTTGCTGTGCAAGATTCAATGTTTCTTTTTTTCTATCTGACTCTGCTTTTAATTTTACATATTCAGCAGGATCAGTTTGATAAAGATTATCCCAGTCAATGTTTTTTTCTTGTTGCTGCAAATTTTGAGTTAAAACTTGTAATTGTTCAGCATATTGATTGCGAGAACTTTTGACTGCTTCAAACTCTTTCTTTAAGTTATCCTGTAAGGACTCAACTTCTTTTCGTTGATTACTTAAATCCATTGTTTTTTTGGTATAGTCGGATTCCCTAGAGTAACCTTTCATCAGCTCATTGAGATTAACTTTTTGATTATTACCATTTACAGTAACATCATAAAGTGTCTCTTCGCTTTCAGTAGAGGTTTCATCGTTATCTACTATTTCATCTACCTCTAAATCTTCTAATAAGGGATCATCGTTATCTTTTGCAAGATCGACTTCTCCTTCTTCTGATTTAGGTGCATCAAGCTCTTCGTTCCTTGCAGTCTCTTCTTTGTTTAGTAGGGTAGCGAATGCTTGTGTTGTTTCTTCTGTATTATAAGTTGGTTGCGAAACAACAGATTCCTCTTGAGGTGTGTCTGCCATTGTAACTCCTTTTATTTATTAACCTGCTTGGAGGCTAGTGTGCCTGTTTCCATAACAGATTGGATTTGCACATGAAGGACATTTAGCATTTTTTTCATCATGTAAATTCTTTCTCTTCCTTCTGTGTCTCTTATCGGAGAATTAATCCACTCTTGGTCTAACTCTTGCGAAACTTTTTGTATAGCTTCCACATATATTGGATCTTCCAATATTCGTTTTGCTTGTTGTCCTCGTTGTATTTCTTTTTCTGTTTCCATTAAAAACCACCAAATGTTGTTTTTTTACCAGATTGCATTTCTTGAACAACTTTATCAATTCTTTCTTTTTCTTTTTGTTGTACTTGTTGTTGTGCTTGTTGTTGTGCTTGAGTTATTTGATTACTTGATGTTCCACCTCTGCCTGTACCATAATCTACTCCACCTTGAGTTTGTTGTGATACAGATGGCGAAGGATCATTTGGTGTAAATGAATAACCTGTGCTACCTTGACCATCATTAGTAACTTGTTGATATGTGTCTCCATAAACATCTGTTACTGGTTGTCCTGCAATATTAGAAGGTAATTGGCTTTCAATTCCTTCTGTGTTAGTATTAAGAGTAGGTTGATTTAAAATATTAAATATAGGCTCATTGTTTTTATCAAAATTACCTGTGAAGTAACCTCTGTTTTGCAATTCATCTAACATAGCTCTTCTTCGCAAATCATTTTGATTTCCAAACATTGCTTGACCTATTGCTGGCATACCAAACATTCCACTTGCAAGAGTTACATCTCCACCTTTACTTGGAAGATAACCTAATGCACTATTTCTTAACCAACCACTTTTTAAATAATCAATTAATTCTTCATCTGAAGCATTTTGCATATCTTTAATGTTCATGTAAGGTCTTTCTTCTGGATCTTCTTTGTCATTTCTATTTTCATCATACATAGATTGACCAAAAGTTTCTACTGGCTGACATACACCATCCACTAACATAAAACCTACTGGACAAGGATCAACTGGTGCATCAACTGGTGCAGAAAAATCTATTGTTGAATTTGGAAAATCAGCACTAGGATCTAGTTCACCTAAACCTTCTTGTACTGTTCGTAGATCATATAAAGGATTACGAAATTTACCTGCTGAATTAACATTAGGAGTTGTGTTTAATTTACCATCTAAAAAATTATTAATTATTGCTTGAGCTTTGTCGCCTTGCATAAAAGGTGTAAATGCCATTAGTTCATTCCTTGTTCTAGAAGTTTAGAAGCTAATTTCTCTTTTTCCAAACTGTTTATTTCTTGATCTTTTATTACTTGTGTGGCAAGTTTTTGTTCGTCAAGATTAAATTTTTGCATTTTCATTTGATTATCAGCTTCTAATTTTCTATTTTTAAAATCCACATCTGCCATTGCCTTTTGTTTTCTCATTTCGATATCTTGTGCTGCAAGTTGCAGGGCTGGATCTTGTTTCTCTTCTTTAGGTGGTTGAGGTTGTTGTGTTTGAGGATTGTTAAAAAATTGACTTGCATCCTTATAACCACTATTTTGTAAATAATTTTCTAATGTGTTGTAGATAGTTTGTGGAGTCACCATTCCCATTCCACCTTGTTGTTGAATCATCTTCTCTTGAACATTTAATACTTTTTGTAATACTTCTAATCGTTGATCTTGGTTTCCAGTACCTAAACCAACTTGTGTTGTGCAATCATAATGATCTGTCCATTGACGAGGATTCATCGGAACAAACTCTCCTCGCAATTTTACAACTCTTTCTTGATCTTGATACTCGCATATAACAGCTAATACATTTTCAAATATATTTTTTACTCCATCAGCAAACGATCTTGCAATTAATTCTATTCGTTGTGTAGAACTATTCATCATTTGATTAACTGATTGTGCAGTTGTATGTGATTTATTAATTGTGTCTGGATTTAAACCCATTAATTGATTAGGTACTCCAGATCTTTTCTCTTTTAATTGGTCAATCTTTTGTAACATTGCCAAACCATCATTTAAGAAGTTTGGAGTCTGCAAAGGAGTAACAGCACCAGGAGATTTTACTCGAACAATGCCACCTGCTCTTGAGGTAAGTAAATCATCTAGGTTTGCTTGACCATCAACCACGATTGTTCTTGCATTATTTTGAAAATACATATTATCAAGTGTATTTCGCATGATAGTTGTACTCATCATCTGCACATCAGCTAATAAATCGTACATGGATAGACCAAAAAACCTAAAAGGCATTGGTATTGCCACACACATAGCAAAAGGCAGCTTATTAATAACTTCATTCTCTAAAACGATGTAATTATTGTAGCCACTACCACCCACAATGATCTTACGAAGCTCTCCTATGCCATCGCCATCCATATCAACCTTCATATAGCATTCAGTTATCTGAACAACTCGCTGAGAGGGATCAATATTAGAGATTTCAACATCCATTGTAGGATCATCATAGCTTCTTCTTGTTACTGCTTCAGTATTAAAGATATCATCTTCACTACTAGGTAAACTTTCAACATCTTTTCTATTGAAACCCATGTCTATGAGTTCAGATACTGTTTTTGTTACTCTATGAGCAATGAAATTACAGTCTTTTAAATTTTTTGCTCTAGGAGATACAAGGATTTCTTCTGGTGGTACAGGATCTATTTGGCATCTACCATATTCTTTTGTTCTTCTAACTTCTACATTATAAAAAATACCATCATTTTCATTAATTTCTTCTTTTTCAACAACATTAATTTCATCATCTATTAATAAAGCCTGGTATTGAGTCTCGTCTAGGTGTTTATATGTTTCTTTTTTCTGTTCTTTTGATGTTTTCCAATAAATTTTACAAAAACCATTCTTTTGAAGCAAGGCAGTTTTAAACATTGAGTGCAAAATATTAAAACCATCGTTATCTCTATTAAAAATAAAGTTACAGTAGTCGGTTATTTGTTCTGCATAAGGTACATCTTCTGGTTGTTGTGGATCAAAGTTTACCATCTTATCTGATTGTGTAAACATTCGCATTAAACTTGGCAACATAGACTCAACAACTTCTAGTATGTCTTGCGATACAACACTTGATCTGCCTTCTTCTTCATTTCCTAAAGGCTCTCCTAAATAATATTTAAGAGCATCTTTTCGTTGTGTTGATAAATCACTAGAATAAAATCCAAGAGAACTTTGTATCTCTTGTGAGATTAATGCGAGTAATTTTGATTTTGATAATTTTGCCATTCGTTTAAGTTATTCCTTTAAATTATTTATTATAACAACCATTAGTGGTCTTAAATAACCACATTTAGGCTCTTCGTTATCATCAGAAAAAAATTTGTGTCCTGTTCCTGTATGATGTCTTTTTAAAAATCTTATTTCTACATTAGGTTGTTTCCATAAATACTTATGAAAATAAGTTGCGTTAGTTGAAGATGGTAATAAAAAAACTGTAATACATTTTGAATCTAATGCTTTCTTAATAAATTTTGGAATGTTTCTATCAAACAAAGGATGACAATAAACTATTTCATTATCCCAATTTTTAGTAAGACAATCATCTTCAATAGTATAATATTTAGGCAAAAGATGATTTTTGTCAGAAGCACAAGCATCTAATGTAAAATTAAATTCTTTAATTAAATCTTCCCAAATGATTTGAGGAGTTCTTATCCATTTCATATCAAGCATTTTATTTTTTGCATTAATGTTAGGATTAATACTCACTAAATAATTCCTGCGTTGTTATATTTTAATTTAGATCCCCAGTCGCTTGATTGATTATTGCCTACTGCAAAGTACCGAAAAGCATCTGCACTATGAGAAGTCCAATCGTGAACTGTTTTATTCTTTAATTCGCCTCGTTCATTACTTGCCCATCTATATTGACGAAGAGCATCGAGTCCATGTTTACATTTTTCGTGGTCAAACCAACACCTAGATAAAACCATTCTCACAGCATTAATACCATCCTCAACAGATAGCTTGGGAACAATAGATGTTCTCATGCCTAGAGATTGTGCTGTCTCTACTCGTGATACACCAGTTCCTAATTCACGAACATTGGCATCGTGAGGTAAATAATGTGTATCGTATATATATTTCTTCTCATCAAGAACAGTTGTGTAGTATTCTAAACTCTCTCCACTATCCTCAAAGTAATCAATAATATGAAAAGCTGATCCTTTTTGTTGGACAAACCAAATAGCAGTTTTATCTGCCATCCCAAGATCCCAGTAAGTATTTACTTTGACCGAAGTATCATATGGAATTTTTGTAATTCTTTTATCTTCTTCTGCTTTGTTTAATCCTTTAGAATAGATTGATCCTATAGCTGCACTATCAAAGGAGCATTCAAATTCAGAATCATATATCTCTTCTGGCATTAAAGCCTTTGCTTCATTCAATTCTAGCTCGGAGATAATATCTGTTTCACTTGCTTTAAATATTTCTGCATACCAATCTTTTTGATGTAAGGCATGGTCAAATAATTGATGAAAACTATTGTGTCCTTGAGGAGTACCAATCGCTATCATAAACCCATTTCTGTCGCTGAGAGCAGGTCTAATTATCTCTGTCCATAGTCGAGGAGGCATTTGAGCTACCTCATCTAAGACTACACCATCAATGTATAATCCTCTTAAACTATCTGGTCTTTCACATCCTAGTAACTGTATTCTTGCACCATTAGGTAAATCTGCTCGTAGTTCAGTCTCGTGGTAAGTTACATCTGGTAAAACACCAGTATATTCTTTTACATAATCCCAAGCAGTTCTTTTTGCCATTGAGTAGGTAGGAGCTAAATAGTAATATCGAGGTCGTGTTAAAGTATTCTGCATTGCTCTTTTAAGCAGCTCGTTAATACAAAGCACAGTTTTTCCAAACCTGCGATGGCACACCAGGACATTAAATCTTTTTAATTTATTATGGACAGCCTTTTGATGTTCTCTTGGCTTATAAGGTATGACAATTTTCATACTTCATTACCCCAAGCATCCCATCCATCAGTTTTTTGTCTAGCAAATAATTCTATGCGTGGAAGATCTCCACATAGTTCTACTATGCGATCTCTTACACAATCTGGTTTTCGTGAGTGTTCTCTTAATTTATCTATAACTAATTGTTTTACCTTTTTAGATTTTCTTTCAAATTTTCCTTTTCTACCAATCAAACAAATTTCACAATTAGAATTAGTATAAAATCCTAAACCAGAATAATAACCTTTATTTTTATTAGTTTTAACCCATGTAAAACCAACAGTTTTATATGTAAAACCCCAAGACTTTAAAACTTCTAATCCTTCTATTAAATTAGGATAAGTAACCCATAAAAATAACATACAATTTTCATCAGATATTTGAGAAACATTTAATGATTTTATTTCTTCAACACCTAATGTTTTGTAATGTGCTGTAACATCTCCATGTGACTTGCCTTTACCTTGAAAATTATTGTAACTCCAAGGTGGGTCTACATAAATAATGTTATATTTTTTCTCTGGAAAAGGTATCAAACATCCTTACTTCCTTGCTCTAAATAATCTTTCATACTGGCAACATCACTTCCTTTAACTTGTCCTCTTCCACTAGACTCTGGAAGCTGTGTCTTTTCATTCATGGCTTTTACTAATTCTGTAAAAGGATCTTTCGATCTTCTTCTAGGTTTAGGTTTTTTTTTCATAAAATTTTCGTTAGAGGTTTGTATTGTGTTGAAATTGGTTACTAACAATTACACAGCGAACTGGTAGGGTGCTTCCATATATAAACAGATGCTATTAACACCACATAATCTAAAA